GCACGAGGCGCTGGCGCATTTGATGCCGGCGGTAGGCGCGCGAGTGGTCCCATAACCAAGCATCGAGCGCGGCCGGCACGCGCAATTTGAGTTTTAGTTTCATTTGGAAACCTCCGAAGGATTCATTTTTGCGCTGGATCAGCTTCAGTTCACTTCACTTCCCCGAGGATCTCCCTGCATAGCGCAGCAGACTTATCTTCGTGGTGCTCCATCTCCCCAGAGAGAGCCACGAGCCACAAGCGCTCGCCTTTCCACTTTTCTGGGGTGAGCGTAGAATGCAGCGCATTAGCGGTACAGATTTTAAGCGGTCCCTTGATCTCTTGAACAAGTCCAGGTCGCGCTGCTTCTTCTGACCTTCCGCCGTTGTACGGCAGGCCCCTGGAATCGGATTTCCAGAACGATAAAAAGACGTTCGGATCAGAGCATAGATGCTTCCAGCGCGATTGCTGTTCTCTCGTCCATTTGGCGATTCCTGATATGGCGATCGACAACCAATAGCCGTAGCCGGAGCCGTCGCCGGAGCCGTCGCCGGAGCCGTCGCCGTAGCCGTAGCCGTAGCCGGAGCCGTAGCCGTAGCCGTAGCCGTAGCCGTCGCCGGAGCCGTCGCCGGAGCCGTCGCCGTAGCCGGAGCCGTCGTCGTAGCCGGAGCCGTAGCCGTCGCCGGAGCCGTAGCCGTAGCCGTAGCCGGAGCCGTAGCCGTAGCCGTCGCCGGAGCCGTCGCCGGAGCCGTCGCCGTAGCCGGAGCCGTCGTCGTAGCCGGAGCCGTAGCCGTCGCCGGAGCCGTAGCCGTAGCCGTAGCCGGAGCCGTAGCCGTAGCCGTAGCCGGAGCCGTAGCCGTAGCCGGAGCCGTCGCCGTAGCCGGAGCCGTAGCCGTAGCCGTCGCCGGAGCCGGAGCCGTCGCCGTAGCCGTAGCCGTAGCCGTCGCCGTAGCCGTCGCCGTAGAATGCTTCAGTCCATTCCGGCAGTTTGCCGAATACTACGCCCACGGAGCCTTCTCCCAGCGCTCGATTGCCTCGGGGCTAACCTCAGACACGGACGTAATGCTCCGCAATTCAATATCGGCAGCGGGTCCGATCTTGCAATTATCGTTCGGGCCTACTGATGCCAGTCCCATGAATCCGCGTAGATCGGCAGACCAATATACGCACAGTCGTGCCGCCCGCAATTTGATCGTTTCTCCTCCCGTCTCCGACGCATAGCCGAAGAAGATGCCCCGATGGGCCGTCGTCACGAGTACTGCTCTTTCCTTCTTTTTCATTGTTTTGGTCCTTCCCCTTTTTCAAAAAATCTTTCCAGATTCCTTTCGTAATCCGTTTCGGTCATCCTACTTCCTTGCGCTTCGCGGATCGTAAACCGCTTCCGCATATCCTCAACGAGCGGCGTCCCTTCAGAGGCCGCTCGTTTACAGTCCGAAATTACCGTATGTCCGCCGCTAAACTTGTTGCGAAGTTCGGCGACATATCCAGCGAAATCACTATGCGGCTTCCGGGCTGTAGGCATTTATGCAACCTCAGTCGCCCATCGAACGGGACATTTTTGGTTAGTCCCCTTTGCTCCGGTACATCCCCTCAAGACACACAGCGCAATGGCCGTTCTTGTCGAGGGCACGGACATCCCCGCAAAACTTGCACTTATCGTGGTTTCTCCACATTCCACTAATGCATTCAGCCGTCGTCCTTGGCTCAAATGCAATCACACGGAACAACGCCCCATCAATCAGATTCCGCTGACCAGCATCCATCGCAGCCGTTGCCGTATCGTAAAACCCGTGGAAGGTGGCCCACTTTCCGAAATCGGTCAGAAACTCCACAAAGTATTTGGTATCAGCCATCTATCTGCCCTCCGCTTTTGCAATCGAAGCATTCAGATCATTGCAGGCGGTCGAATGGAACCGGGCGTCCTTCAGGTGCTTCACCGGGCATGGACAGAAGCAAAGGCGACCGTACTCTTCGATGTAGAGATCCCCGCCGCCCGCCATTTTTGGCATTCAGGAGAAGTTCCTGCGCCGTGGCGTAAAGCGGCCAGTTATCAACGTGATCGTCCAAGCTGTGTTGCCGATCACAGGCAAACGCAACCCGATTCAGCGACATGGGCGATGGAGTCTTATCCGGGAAATGGTCAACACGCAGTTGGCATTCAGGAACGTGGTGGATTTGTTGTTTGGTCTGCATGGCGTAGCTCCTAACTACATCACCGTTGTATTTGAATCCCGCACGGTAGTCAAGTATATAATTCCCATTTCAATAACGGCATCGCAAATATGTTTCAAGGCTTTTGCTTGTTCTAGTGTCATACTCTGTTAGGGCTCCTATTCCCTGATCTATACTTGCACGTTGTTTTGTATTTCGATCCTAGGATTTTGAGGGTATCATGCGGAACTTTTGCGGGTAGAACGATAGGCGAAACCAGTACCACGAAGCGAACGAAGAACCACTCCTCCCGTGCCCGTGTTTGGTCCCGTGGCCGAGATTGTCGCTTAGGCAGCGGGTAGAACTCTCGGGACGCGCTGAGCCGCCGGAGGCGTAAGGCAAAGAATCCTCAAATGTTAGAGAGGAAACCGCCTTGCACGGCACGATGCAGAGGGGTACTATACTCAAGGTGGATCGGTATCGAATGCGCACAGCATTGTTTTCCATGGTTATCGTTTTGGCATGCTCATGCCCCGGCCAGGCCGAGACGCTGAATAGCACCTCTGCCCCACCGCCGGCCCAAGTCCAGCCCAGTCCAACCAATTGTTCGTCCGCTCATTTCTCCAACGATTCCACCAGTCTTTTCACGTGCACGATTTCCACAGCTCTCGCCAAACCAGAGTGCGCGGGCTGCGGGTTGAACGGCAGCGATACGGGCACGATGGCGGTGAGGACACCAACCATTCGGCCAGTATCTCCAGACATGAGTGGGCTACCACTTTGCCCAGGCACCACCGGCAACACGATGAGCAACTCCTGCACCAACGACGGCCCCAGACCAGTTGTGCCGGCTGTCGTGCCTCTCAAGAACAAAGGGAAATCATCGGTACCTCTCATTCGGAACTTCGGTGTGGAATGCAGGTGTGCTGTGCGCCTCCGTCGCCGAAACAGGCGTGACAATACTCCTGTTCCGACTCCTCTTTCAGGAGCGCACAGAGCGCCTTCATTATGCGTTCAGCCCCCGGTGACTCCAGTTCTCGGTAGTCAATATGAACTGCTTGTCCCTTGTTCCGCACTCGGATGTATGCGTGGCCGCGTGGCAGTTTGTCGTCGCTCGCCATATTTGTCATTCCTTTCGTGACATCACGAACCTGATCGAACTTCCGGAAGCGAACGCTGAATCAAACGGATCGTACGTCACATAGCCCCGCTTGCGCTTCGAGTCGTTCAGCTTCGCGCGTAAAGATTCGCCTAGACATTCCCTTCGCAGCAAGTTCGCGGAGTTCTTTCGCGCGCCGAATAAGAGACTCCTTCGGATCGGCCTTTGGCCGTTCGGTTGGCACCAATCCTTCTCCGAAAAGCGCTAAAGCCAAACGCCGTTCAGCAAGCTTTCGCGCGCGCTTAGACATTCGCCCAGATGGAGATGAAAGGGCAATCGCGTCCACCATGGTGTCGGAAGTACGAGGCGGGAGATTCATGCCGGCCACCTATCAAGTCGCGAACCAGCGGGAGAAATCATCATACGCTGATGCTTCCGTGCGTCCCAGATGGCCTTGACCTCCGGCAACGTGCAGCCAAGGCTAGCGCGTAGTGGAGTTATATCGGATTCCAGTGTGGTTGTCAACAGCAAAGTCCGAATGTTGCGAATTATTTTCTTGCGCCTGGAACCGCATCATTCTACACTGGATTCCGGATAGCCCTTTTTGTGCTCGTGCTTGTTGGCTTCCAGTCCGCCGACAAAGCACTCATCAACTTCGACCGTGCCGCGCAGTTTGTCCATTCCGCCGCCGGGTCCGTCGCCGCCGCAAGCCTCGCGGAGCCGACCGAGGATGAACCACGCGGTTTTTTGAGTCACGCCGATTTCTTTCGCCAGTTGCAGGCTGGAGATGCCCTTGCGGGCGGTAACGAGCAAATACATGGCGTACAGCCACTTGTCCAATGGAACCTTCGAGCGTTCCATGACGGTGTTGGTCCGGACGGTGAAGTCAAAGCCGCACGGCAGGCAGCGATAGAAGCCCGCCTTGCGCGTGGCACAGGTGCCCAGGGCGCTGATGTGTTCGCCCGATCCGCAAGCCGGACAGACGGGGCCGGAGGGCCAGATGCGGCCCTCCAGGTAAATGCGGGCGGACTCTTCATCGGGAAACATCTGGAAGAGTTGGAAGGTGCTGATGGTGGAGCGGGACATGGCCTAATAACTCCCCGCGTAGGTGGAAATCTCAATGCTTTGATTAGGGCGGAACCATGCAAGATGAAGATCTTCGATGCCTCCGTTTCGATCCAGAAACGCAGGGGGAACGAGAAAGTATCCATACCGCTCGTTCTTGTAAGCCAAGGGGTTGGCATGCCCTTCGCGCGCATCTCGGTTCCAGCGCGTGAGCGAGTCGATGATATCCTGTCCGAGCGCCTTGCGCACGTCTTTGACGCGGGTATAAGCCGTCACGTGCCGGTTGCCATTGCCGTCCCAGAATCCGACGCCTACAGCGTCGGTGTCGAGGAGCGGCAATTCAAGGTTGTGGCGATCAGCCATGGCAACAGCCATTGCTTTCGTGATCGTCCGGCCGGAGCACGAAACAACGTCGCCGCCTTCGCGGTCCAGCCACGTATGCCAATGGTAGCCACCGTTGCTATTGCAGTGAGCGATACGGCGAAGCAGCCCGTTCTTGAGTGTGATGTCCAAGCGGGCATCGATGGATTCTTGCGAGCACTGAATCATGTCTTTCATGTCTCTATATTTCATTGTTTTTGGTCCTTCCCCTTTTTCAAAAAATCTTTCCAGAGTTGCAGTCATAACAGAGAGCGCTCCTATACGCTCATTAGCTCGACTCTCTCGAATCGAGCTAATGAGCGGGCCACGTTCCAGCGTAGCCCGCACTGCTTTTGTTCAGCTTGTTTGCGTGCCATTTCTCAAGGCTCCTATTCCCTGATCTATACTTGCACATTGTTTTGTATTTCGATCCTAGGATTTTGAGGGTATCATGCGGAACTTTTGCGGGTAGAACGATAGGCGAAACCAGTACCACGAAGCGAACGAAGAACCACTCTTCCCACTAGTCTAACCCTGTCGAACGGACAGAACTGCTATTGCAAACCAGAGCCGATAGAGGCGAAAATAAGACGAGTAAACTACAATTAACTATGGAACGTGAATCAGACTGGCGTTGCATTTGTAAACACTGGTGTAGATCTGAAACCCAACAGTGCTTAAAGTGCAAAAGACTACGACCACGACGCATCATCACCAGGCGATCCCTCAGAATCAAACGCCTCGAAGCTATCAATCAACGCTGCCTCATCAGAAATGGCATTGAACCGCGGCCTGACTACCAGAAGAAAGCCGTGCCAGAACATTCCAGAACTGGCGCGCGCACCGACGCGCTGCCTGCAGCTGACTCAATCGATGGCTGAGCACTAGAGCGAAGTGTACATGCTAATCAGGCCCATTTCAAGGCCTTTTTCCTCGATCTCGAGACGCATTGCAAACAAAGCCACTTACAGCACAATTAGTTTACATAATCTCCAATTCTCGGAAGCTGGCTATGAGCGCACCAGGCGCAGAGATGGTCAGTCGGCGGAGGGTCAGTCAGTCGGCTGGCCGCCGATCGCACCAAGAGCGTTTTCTACGCTTAGAATCATAGCTTTAATACTGCTGATTCATTGTTTCAGGGGTACCGGGAGGGGCTTGCCGGCGCCGCGCTGGTCCTACATATCTCTCAAAAAAAATGCTTAGGGTGTAAATGTAAACATTGACTTTGATGGATATGGTGGTAGGATGTTAAGTAGAAAGGAGTTAGACTGTATGAAGCCAAGGCATCCAGTGGAGTTGTTGGCGTGTGCGATTGCGTGTCAGGAGGGATGGTTTGTGCCTGGGACGGTGCCTGTTACGCATAACAATCCAGGGGATTTGAAGTACGCGGGGCAGAGGGGAGCGACGGGGAATACGGGGGCGATTGCTTCGTTTGCGAGCGTACCGTTGGGGATAACTGCTTTGTTTCGGCAGATTTGGTTGCAGGCGTCGATGGGACAGACGGTGCGGCAGATCATAGAGGCATGGGCTCCGGTTACGGAGAACGATACGGAGAAGTACGTGGAGAATGTGCTGGCGTGGACGGGGTTGCCGGGGGATGTGGTGGTGCTGGAGTTGTTGCCGCCGCTGGTGGATTTGAGGACGTTCGTGAACACAGATCCAGATGCGGGCAGGATGGAGTACGAGACAGGGGTGAAGTGACCGTTTAACGAAAATGGTTGCTTCGTTTAACGAAAAAGGGTATGTTGTTAAACGGAGGCGTTAAACGATGGCGAAGCAGAGGATTATCGGAGTGAGGGTAGACGAGGAGCAGAGTGCTCAGTTCGAGCGGGCGGCGAAGGCCGTAGGGAAGTCGGTATCGGAGTGGATGAGGGGATTAGGGGCGCGGGAGATTGCGCCACCCGATGAGTACGAAGTATCTCCGGTCCTGGAGCACGCTGCGAAAGCGGAGCCGGGATTCGGAAAGAGCGTGACGGAGTTTCTGCTGGAGAAAGAAGAAACAATACGGGTTCCAGGTTCAGGTGGGCTAACGGGCGTATACGTCACAGAACCAGACAGCGCTGAAGAACAGTGCCTCAGAGTATTCGGAGAGTTCGCCGTTCTTAAGCAAGCTCCTAAGTACATTCCGAAGTGGGCGCAAATGACCTGGGAACAGCGCTACGAGGCTCTTAAGTCACGGAAAGAGGCAGAGGCTTGACGAAACCATCAATGCCTAGTAGATTGAAAACAGGGAAACAAACGGGGCGGATCGTTCCCAGTCCGCTTACCGTTTCAGACAAAGAGCCGCGCTCGGAAGGCAGCGGCTCTTTTCGTTTAGCTTGTCTGAATGGTCGGGCCTTCGGCGTTTTGGCCCATCGTGGGCGGCGCCGAGTCGGTGGCTTTTCGTCCTTGAGCGTTGGCGATCATCCCGATCCCTAGCGCCTGCTGCAACTTCAACCGGGAGATTTCATCATCCGGAATCGCTAGGTCGGGCGGCGCGAAGTTCTGTACGCCCATCTTGTCAAGTAACGTAAACACCGAGACATAGCCCATCTTAGCTAACAGGAAGTACTTCATGAGTTCCTGCTGCGCCGCGGAGTTCAACAAACTGGACGGGTCAAACTTGCACTCAGCCGCCAGCAGCATTGCCTTGCATCGTTCATAGGGCTGACGCGGAAGGTCCGCGAAGGCGTCCTCGGTGGCCGCGATGTCTCCGGGACTCCCATCTGGAACGTCGTCTGGAACCATCGTGTTCGGGTCGTAATCGAAATCTTCGTTGGTCGCTCCCATTGGGCCGAACTGCGCGAGACGCTTGGTGAGCGAATCGAACTCCATCGAGTCATAGAGGTACTGCATCGCAAACTCAGTATAGAACTGCTCAAGGATGCGCGAGCGCAGACGGATGCCGGGCGTCATGGCCTTCATGAGCGTGTCAATGGTATCGTCGGAGGGAATCTGCGCGAGTCCCGCCATCGCCGAAGGATCGGCGGTGCCGGCGAGTTTCTGCATTGTCTCCATGTCGAACTTGATGACTTCCCAGATCAACTGGTCAAGAGGAGGGGGATTGACGACGTTCAGGCCCTTTCCAGAGGCGAGGTTGGTTTTAATCTTATAGCCCGGCGCGCGGGAGTCGAATTTGTTCAGTTCCGCTTTTGAGACGTTGCGGTCTGCAATGACTCCGGGCTGCGCGACCTGTTGGGAATGATCGTCGATCACCCGCAGATTCATGTTGATCGAATGCTGTAGGGGAAGGCAATCCCAGAGCGGGGCCTTTCCGAACCAGGAGCCAGGCCAGGGATTCAATGTCAGCTTAATGAGAGGGAACTGCCCGTGCCAGTACGGAGAAGGTCCATCGTAGCCAAGAACCCCGTTCGCCCAGACGATCAGCCGTCCAAAGGGATAGAGAGGCTTATCCTTCGGGACAGCGTAGGACCAAGGGGTTAAAGGCTTTCCATCCTCCCATTTGCCCATGTATACGGTTTTCCCGGTTTTGTTCATCCGTCCGTCTTTGAGATACATCGTATTGACGAAGATTGTCGGGGTAAAGGGAATCTTGGCGTCTGCCTTGGACCGCTTTGACAGTGGCCCTCCGACCTGTCCGGGTCCGTCGATGATGCGTGTCAGCCATCCAAACATCCCTGTTCCTGGAGTAGATGCGATCGGCTTAACGACCTTGTTGAACTCCTGCTTGAACCACTCTGGGGTTCTGGCCTGACGGATGATGACGCCGGCCGACTCTTGAACCGTATGGTAGGAAATCGGATCGATGGGGAAAACGTTTCTGGGATCAGGCGATTCGACTACCATGTCGTCCAGGCGGCGCGAGTAATGAAGATGAGCGTATCCCGTACCGGCAACGGTGTAATAGCGGATCACGTCTCCGATACGAAGCGCAATCTGCCGGTCGGCGTACCATCGTTCCGCCCGCTTGTTGGACAAACGGAACTGCGCCTGATATTTGGGATTCTGTGTCGAGTAGTTCCAGAAGTACCGGGTATCGGTCAATTCCGCGGTCAGGTCCTCGGCAATCTTGGAAACGAGGTTTACCCGCGTCTGGGAATAGTGACGCGCGTTCGGATAGTAGGAAACCTCTGTGGACTTCTCATAATGGAAGATTTCGTTTAAAGCCTTGTCAATCTTGTCATAGCCAACCTGGGACTCGACGAACCGGATTCCCCGTCTGAGCCGCTCCTCGCACCATTCCAGGATATCGTAATCCCTGGTTCCCGCTTCCGCTTCGTCAACGGTGGCCGGCGGCAGATCAAGGTAGTCATCGTTCATGGATTCAGTCTACGGCATTCCCGAGGGAACTTAAATGGGTGCCGGTATATTGAACTTGATCGGATCGGGAAGACTGCTTTCCGTCCAGGGACCGGATGCCGCTCCCTCCGCCACGTCGAGCGCGAGTTTTTCGAGAACTTCCTTGGGAGCGCGGGGAAGTTCTGGTTCCCGGTAGGCCATTTCTTCATTCCCCGAAACGAAGTTGGAAGCCTCGTGAACGAGTCCCGTCTCTTTCTCGAACTTCGACATGGACATGATCTCAACGCGCTCAAATCCCTGGCGGGCATAAACCTCTGGCATCGGTTGATCGTTTCGCATTGGCGTCCTGCGTTCTCCCGTGACAGGATGAACATAGACAACCGCTCGCTCTGACGAGTGAACCTGCGCCCGCCTCTCAAAGCGTGTATGATAGCACTGCGAACACTGATTCCCTGATTCGTTCTTGTGGCCGTTGCCGCAGATCCAGAATTGGAAAGTTTCTCTCCGCATCTACCATACCGCTCCCTCAAGCGCCGGCCTGAGAACATCCTGCCAGAAGTAATCAGCCGGGTCCTGTCTTCCTGCACAGCGGCTTAGGTGGCGCTTGGCTGTGTTCGGATCTACCCTGACATGAAGAATCAGAGATCCGTCAGGCTCTTTCTCTACTGCGCAGTTCAGGCCCGAGGATAGCGTGACTCTCGGTGTCGAAGGTTTCTTGGTTCCGTCCGTCATGGTTTAACACTACAACGTTGATTTCCTAACGTCAAGACTCGTCCCAGAAATCCGTTACGGTGGAGCGCCAGTCCTGGAACGACGGAATCGACTCTCCTAGAACCGGTGCGTAGCGCTGGTAGTCAATGTGAGGAACGCTCGTGACGATATCGGAAGTGCGCTCCGGATTCATGTCCCACTTGTGTCCTCCCCAAAAACAAAGGTTCGCCGCCATGAACAGATCATCATGATAGCCATAGGCAGCACGCGCCCGCATCTTGTCCAGATCGATTTCTGCATTCGCGTATTCGGATTTCAGCCATTTTGATCGGATGAGCGCATTCGACTGCATCAGGTGGCGCCGAGCCCTATACCACAGCAGTTTCATCGATTCGCGCGAGGACCACCAACCTAAACGATTCGTCTCCTCCGCGACATCCGTGATATACTCCCAATGCCATAGATTTCCGTATCCCAAACGGAGGAGTTCCTGGGTCGCCATCATCCCGCAACCAGGCCATGCTTCCCAAATCAATTGGCACTGATCCTCATCCTTGCCGGCATAGATCCGGCCCAACGTATTCGCCACTCGCGCGATTTCGACGGCATCGCAGGGTGCGAAGTATTCCGCGACCTGTACATCCCGGTAGTGAATCTTCTGCCGATCCGTCGTCGGATCGATCTCTGGAACTCTTCGCCCCTTGAGGTCGGTGGTCCATAGTTTTTCTTCAAGGGCATCAACGGCAAAGATTTCAATGGCTCCGTTATCCGTCTTCTTCTGGTTGTCGGTGCGAATCGCTCTTGTCCATCCCGTAATCCCCTCGGCGGTGTCCATGCCCATGATATAGGTGAGTTTGGGATTCGGAGGTTCCCACATCAGCAAGAGTCCGCGAGGATCGTCGAGCGCTTCGTCCCTCGATTCCCGGCATGGTTCTACCTTGGAACCGGAAACGTAAAACGCTTCGGGGAATTTCACCCTGCCGCCTCCACTTCGTAACACATAGGATCACGGAGATCGAGTTCCATCTTCTCCAGGAGTTCGACGGGCAACGCTCCTTGACTCCAGTTGACGAAGGACTGTTCTGGAGTCGCCGGATAGGAAGCAAGGAAAGAAGCGAGTTTATCGTCGCGGCTGTATTTGGCTCTTTCGGTCTGCCACCAGTAGAGTTGCGCCTTTGAAGGATGAATGGTCATTCCCTCGCAGAACTCAGGAGAGGTTCTCTCGATCAGATGGAGATGCTCGACCGTATGCTCATCCGGTTCCCATCCCTCGGGAGCATTTGCTCGGTACTTGAGCCGGTTCATGTACCACGGAACAAAAATGTAGATCCAGGATTCGTAGCCCGTTAGTTTCTTGCGGCAAGCCTCTGTGACTTCTTGCCAGTAATTTCCCTTTCCGGCCGAAGTCGCTTCCTGGACGTGCAGCGTCATTCTTCCCTTGGGAAGCGCGGGCGCGAACGAGAATCCGATCTGATGCGGAGAAGCCCACATGGAAACCTCGGTGAGATGAGATACGTCACATTGGGTTCCCACGGCAATCCAGGTCTTCTGATTCTCAGGCTGGTAGCGAAGCCGCGAGGAGATCGGAGAAGGAAACCCGATTTCCTGATCTTTCACGTCAGGATAAATTTCTCCAGGATGAAGCCAGAATGGAAGATGATCGAGCGTGATCTTGTCGCGCTTATACAGTTCTCCGCATCCGTCTGGATCAAGTGCTCCCGCAAAGGCTCTGGTTCCCGGCCAGAGTAACATCCGGTGAAGCGTCAACGCCCGGATCAGGGAAGTGAACGCGACCTGCCGGCACTTGTGTGCGTAGGCCCGGATTCCCTCCGTGTGCTTGAACTGAATCCACTCCTGATGGACCGCTTCCTCGCGTCTCCCGATAGCCCGAAGAAACGCCCGCTGCGATTCAAGAAGTTTTGAAACACCGATTCCCGAGTCCGTGCCCACGCCTGGATCACGCTCGACCGAATGATAGCGAACCGCATAGTATTCAAAATCGAGCTTACACATCGCCCGCTCTGACTCTATGAACGCGCGTTCCTCGTCGAGCAAAGGCCGTTGTAATTGTCCATCGGGAAGTAGTTCACCCTTGGGGGAATACCGGAGATCGTTCAGCCGCTTTGATATTTCGATGGATTCATCCCGGGGTCGCCGTCTGATCGGAATGCCCGCTTTCCTCGCTTGGGCGATACGCTTCTCAATGATGTTCGGAGAGTACATCTACTTTCTGGTCCTGACGATATACACGACCAGAGCAACGCAGGCGAGAATCAGGATGATGTCGGAAATCATTCTTCTACCTCATTCAACCATTCTTCGAGAACACTCGGCTTCTTCGGAGTATCTCCCATATAGGAAATCTCCGTATCGGTCTTCGAGGGCATCTCTGTAAGACGGATGATCGGAGCAGGATTTCCCAGATGGTCTTTTCGTTCGGACAGTTCCAGTTCATAAAGTTCGCGGATAATCCGTAGTTCCTCTGCAATGACGGAGAAAGGCGCGAGCAGTTCCTTGAGACGCTGATAGATTCTAGGAATCATGATCTACATCCACCGTGATTGCATCCAGTCTGCGGATGGCGCTTGGCAATGCCTGACCGCCAAAGTTCTGGATGATGGCGATGCCCGCGCCTTTCTTGTTGATGAGTCCTGCCATTTCCAGGGACTTGGATCGTGACGAATCATCTCCGGGCGTCCTGACGAATCCCTTGGCCCGGCAGACCGGACAATCCCTGATCCACCCCTCACCCATTGGACGATAGCCTGGAGTTTCCGGTGGAAGATCCTTGACGGCTGCGATCCAGGTCAGACCATCGCAGCGGTGGCACGCGACGAACTTTGAACGTGCGTCCTCAAGCGTATCCTGAACAATGGCGGGAGAATGGGTTTGCACAATTGCGATCGCCCGTTGATTGGAAGCTCGCGAGAACCACTCCATGAACTCATCGAGCGGAATGTTGCAGGACTTGGCGATGGTTTGCAGTTTGGTTCCCGGCTGAGTTGGATCACTCATCCTTTCAAGGAATGCTCGGAATCTCGGGTCGGGAGACGAAGCCAGGGCTAAGCGAACCTCTTCGCGTTGCGGGTCGATGTGCTTTAAATACTCCTCGTACTCTTTGTCTTTATAGCCATTAACCCTGGCCGGCACGGTTCCGCGTAACTTCTCCTTGATGGTTCGCCGCATCTTTCCGTCCTGCGGGTATTATGCCATAATCCTCTCATGAACACGATAAAGATGTTCGCGGCCTTCCTGTCAGCCGCGGCGTCCCTGTTCGCAAACCAAAAAGCGCAAGGCTGGTGCGAGATCGGGGCGGCGGTCGTTTCCTCCAGCTCAACCGGAGGCATTGTCGCTCCCTACGGTCCATTTTCCTTCACGGGAACATCCTCGGGTGCCATTCTTCCCACGGTTCATAAGCAAGGTGCGAATCCTTTTGTCGTGGTGCTCGATTCGGCTGGAAATAATGTTTCGGGCAACATCGCCATCAATATCACCAGTTCCGGAGTCGTGACCATCGGTGGAACGGGAACAGCTTCCGATACTTACACCTACACTATCTACGGAGGTTCCGGGAATCCGACGGGTCCAGTCTACAATCGCTACTTCATGCAGAGTTTTCCGAAGTGTACTGTGACTGTCTACCAGACGGGCACGGGAGGCTTGAAAGCAACTATTTACTCGACCAACACGAATACGCCTCTTGCCAACCCGTTTTCGGCGGACCAATTCGGACGATGGGGCTTCTATGCCACCAATGGAACCTATGATGTGCAAATTTCCGGTGGCGGACTTGCCACGCCTTATACCTTCGGCGGAATCATGCTGTTCGACGTTTCGAGCGCCGTCGCTCCTAGTGGAGACACGCAAGTCATCTATAACAAAATGGGTACGTTCGGCTACGACTCGAATTTGACTTGGAACTACAACAGCCAGAATCTAACGATCTCGGGAGTCTCCGCCGGCCAACAGTTGATCATCAACTCCAGTAGCGCCGCAGCGCAGTCCGCCATGTTATTTTCCGTAGGAGGTCTCGAAAAGTGGCAACTGGGAGCGCAGAACGCCGCTAACAGCAATGCTTTCTTTCTCTGGGATAACGTCGCCAGCAAGAACATTATCAGTGTGACTCCTGGAGCGTCCCAGAATATCTTTTTTTCTCCTACTTCGGGAAATGTAACAATCAATGGCATTTCGGGAGATCCAGCGCTCACCACGACGAACAATTCCTACATCTTTTCGAGCGGCGGCTTCTTGTCAAATGCGAATCTTTGGAATGCGTACAACACTATCGATGATGGGGCCTATATGCGCGCCTATGCTCTGGGACAGGCTACAAATTACCCTAGGGGCGGTTACATCGATATTGCGCCAATTACCTATAACCCTTACGGATCGGCGACGACCTGCTATGACGTAAATGGAAATCCGGTTCAGCAGCCGCAACCGTTGAATGGCATCAGCAATTTTGGAACAAACGATGCGATCCTCTGGGTCGGATTGTCGCCGGAAATGCCCGCCACGGGCTGCGGTGCTCCTTTGCCCGTCAATCTGAACTACGGCCTTTTCACGAACTCCTATTTTTACTCCCGCGGAGGATTGGCTACGGATCAGCCGCGCTATAACGCGATCAACACGATCTATCCGGGCGGCGGTGTTCCTGCCGGCGGTTTGACCGTAGGAGCGGGCGTATTCTCCACCCTTTATCCGGTAGGAACGGTGACGACTACAGGAACGCTTACACTCGCGCAATGTCCCGCCGGCGGCTGCTACCTGGGAGGGTATCTTTTCCCTGGAAGTTCAACGGGAGATCCTGCGGCCGGAACGATTGCGACGACTTCAAATCCGTGGGTGACGGGAACAACCGGAACACTTCCAGGGATGATGTACTACAACACCGTCAACGATTGCCTGAAGGTCGCCAACAATGCGCTGACGTACAACTGCGTGGGCACCGGAGGCGGGGGCGGAGCTTCTCCCGGAGGCGTTCATTACTCCATACAGATCAATAACGGCTCTGGAGGCTTCGGGGGAGACGCCAACCTGGTTTATCAGACGGGAAATGTAGTCCTGGGAGGAACGGGGTTCTTTCAGGATGTTGGCGGATTCAATGCCACTGGATCGGCCGGTAACGTGATTCAGGCCCTTAATGGCGGCGCATTGGTGAAACTGTTCACTCTCGTAGAATCGGCGGCGCCAGCAGTCAGCAATTCAGGACAGGTGAGTTTCTACGGAGATTCCACCCTGAACTGGCCCTTGCTTAGCGCCAATGGAGGAACTTACAATCCGATTGCCGTCAGTGCGGCGTACTCGACATTCACGAGCGGCCATTGCGTAGACGCTGTGATCTCTTCAGGCGTGCTTTTGTTCAGCGATGCGGGAGGAGCCTGTACGACGGGCGGTGCCAGCGGAACGGTCGTTGCCTCTCCTCAATATCAGATTCCCTATTACTCTTCCGCTGGAACGACGGCTACCGTCACGGGAACTTCCGGATTAACGTTCAATCCGGCTGTCGGGACATTCAATATCTCAGGCGGAAGCGCTACAGGGATTACGATGACGAGTTTCTCGTTGACCGCTGCGGGTGTGATGCAGTTAACCGCTGTAGGAAGCAACGTCGATCTGACGGCGGCAACAGCCTACAATGCGGTTCAGATTCCCGCAGGCGGCGTGGGGAACACGCTTTCCGGAACATTCGTAAACTATATTCAGCCAGGAAGTTACTCAACGACTCTTTCGGCTGGTCCTCCTCGCACGACTTCGGATACCTTCCATGCGGGAGCGCTTTCTTATTACTCTGGGTCCTCGGGCGGTCCGTGCCTGGCGATGTACTCAGGTTCTACATGGGCCTGCTACGGCGGCGGCAGCGGTTCTGGGACGGTTTCTCCCGCAGTCACGAATGATGTAGCCTATTACACCGGAACCACGACCGTGGGCGGAAGTTCTTCCTTTACGTTTAATCCGGGGAGCAACCTTCTCACGGTGACGGGTGCCGTTCCGGGAGCGGGCTTCACCACCAATTATATTTTCCAATCCACCGTAACTTCTGGAGCTGGAAACTATGCCTTTGAACTCGCCAACAGTTTAGGAACTCCTTTCCTGGTTAACGGAAATGGAGATGTTAGTGCCTACGGCGTGTTCTCGTCCACAGGAGCCTCTGGGGGATTCAACGTAACAACGGATACCTCTGCTAATTCGATCCAGACGATCGGCGGAATCAATGCCTGTAACTCTGGAACGTGTTCCGGCGCTCAAGCGATTCAGGTAGCCGGTACGACCATCGTGAACTCCTCGCGCCAGGCTACGTTCTCAACAGTCGTCGCCAATACAGTGTTCAATTCTCAGGCGACGAACAGCACGATCGCCTTTCAGACATCTTCCGGATCGTTTCAGGTAGACGGTTATGGAGACGTTTCGGCTGGCGGCAGTATCAACTCCACCGGAAACTCCACACTTTCGTTGGCTCCTTATCGGGTCAGCGGAACCGCAATCGTGGATTCCAGCCGGAACCTTGTCAACATTGGAAACATCACTGCAAGCGGTACGCTGAACATCACCACCGGGATCATCAGCGGCGGCGGCATTCAGGCCGCAGGGTACAATGTGACGGGCGGTTATATCGGGCAAACTTGGTCGGTCTTCTTTCCTGGAGGCTTTACAGGAATCGCGGGCTGTTCCAACACTTTGATTTTCGTTCATGGCATTTTAGTCAGTTGTTCGTAGAATGGAGGGAAAGATGAAAGTGATCGTTTTAGCAGCAGTAATGGCTCTTGGCCTCAGCGCTCAGGAGTCGGAGAAACTGAAGACGGCGGAGAAGAAAGCGGATATGGAGTTGCTCAAGAGGGTCGATGCGCAAATGCAGGTGATTCAGGCTCAGATTGAGCGGACCGTGCAGCCAATCCTCGCCGAAAAAGAAGAGGCGATGAAGCGTCTTTGCGCTTCGGCGGGAATTGACCGCAAAGAATGCGAAGTCGATGCAAACGCGGGAACCGTATCCAAGGCCAAAAAACCGGAACCGAAGCCTTCAAAGGAGTAAGCAATGTTCAAGTGCGAGAAGTGCGGCCGGGAGATTCCCGAAGACCGGGAATGTCCTTGCAGGACTAGCCTATGGGATGCCGCTCTGGGTCTTTTTGCTCTTTGGCTCGCCAGCGTTCTATTGACGGGGGCGATCCTCAAGGGACAGAATACCGGAGTCGTATCTCCGCAAATCGGCAAAGCGCCCATCAACTTCTCCGCTTCTCCTTCAACCATTCCTAACACCGTGGGAGCGGCTTTGCCTGCAAGTTGCTCCACCGGTCAGACATATTTTCTCACTTCGGCTACGTTGGGAAAGAACATCTACGGATGCGCGAGTGGAGCGTGGTACCTCCAGGGCGGCAGCGGCGGCGCGGGTGGATGTTCCACGACCGGATCTTCGATCCTCTATGGAGACGGGGCTGGAGGGTGCGCTAACGTCACTGTTGGTTCAAACCTGACATTCGCGGGAGGCACTCTCTCTGCTTCGGCGTCCTCAAGTTTCACCTGCCAAGGCGTTACCCCGAGCGGCGGAGCGGTTTCTCTGTCGCTGACGGGAACGGTCAACTGCAACACGATGACGATTGTGGTGGCGACCGCCATCACCTTGCCCAATAGTCCTCCGAGTGACGGACCCTATCTTGTGCAGATCACCAATTCAGGGCCGGTGGCGAATCCTGCGATCTCTTGGGTTGGCACACAAACGGGCCTTTGCACAAGCATCGATTCTTCCTCAAGCAACGCGATCACGAACATCCTCTTGTGGAACGTCAGCAGCACTTGGTTTGGGCCGGCGTCGTGCGATTCCGCGACAGCGGCTCCACTGAGTCCCTATCAGATTCCGGTAGCGTCTGTGAATGGACCGTTTGTGGCTTCGAGCATCACCGACAACGCAGTGGTTGTGGCAACGACGGAGCCCTTCAGCAGTGCGACTGTTGGAACCTTTACGGATACGGTATGGAGTTCCGCTGCTGCTGGATCGACCAACAGCGCCAGCGCCCAGACAGTCTATCAATTGGTGAATCCAACTCATTACGCCGCGAACGGAAGTACCGGAGCGGTCATCGTCCCGCCTGGATCTACCGTTCAGGGAGCTAATGGATTATTCGGGGGAATTATCACGAATGCAACCGGAACGAACGCCATAGCAGTTCAAGGCTTTGCTTACGCCAATGTTACTGGATCTTCGGTGTGGGGCGGAAATTTTCTCGCACAATCGCTTCCTGGTCTAGCCGTAGGTGCCACGATGAAAGGAATCGAAGTCGATGTAGATTCCTTCAATGCAAATGATACCCCTGTGGGCATTCTGGTCGTGGGAGCATCGGCGAACGGATCTTCGAGAGGAACGGCTTATCAGGTCAGCGCCTTGGGAGCAAGCCTTACATGGTTGCAAGGATTCAGTTGCGTAGACGGAGCTTCAAGCACCTGCGTGGCGATTGGAGCACAGACGACCGCGAATAATGTGAGCAGTCAGATCCTTCAGTTTGGAAGCCGGGATTCTGGAGCCGCAAATCATTACGCGCAATTCTATACATCTCCGAACGGAACAGTTGTGATCAAGCCCGATGCTGTGAACAACGCTAATACTCTTCAGATTAGCCCGACAGCCGTAGTGATCTCACCAGTCATAAGCAACCCAAAGATTCTAGGGATATCCTCTGGTGGAGCGACAATCACTAGTGGGCTAAGTGGCGCCGTATCATATACTTATATGATACCATCTACTGCGGCGAATGATACTTTCTGTCTCGTCACGCTGGCTAATTGCGGAGGAGGGGGAGGAAGCATCTTCTCCTCCTATCAATTCGGAGTCCAAATGGCTATTACAGGAGCCGGAAATTATATCCAGACAACCTATCCGAATATCTTTACGCTTTCTCAGACCGGCTCTGGAACCGCTGGTTCTCCCTATGTTGATTCGATCACTTTAGCGAGTCAGACCCAGAATTATTTTTTTGCTGCTCCAAACGGATTTTCAGGTACTCCATCATTTCGAGCAATCGTCGTAGCCGATGTTCCGACCCTGAATCAGAATACTACGGGATACGCAGCGGCTCTAGCGGGAGGAGCGGCCGGATCGCTTCCTTACCAGACGAGTGCTAACGCGACTACATTCCTTGCTTCAACTGGATATAGCATTCTTGGTTCTGGAGCAACAAATCCGATTTGGGTCACGCCGGGCGCAAACAGCCAATGCTTGATGAGCGGAGCATCGAGCTACGCAACAACCATACCTAGCTTCCAGACTTGTCCGGCAGGCTCCCTATCTTCGTTGACTGCTGCGACAACATCGAATACAATCTTGAATGGAAATAATCCGCAGACTTGGAAGTGGGCGCAGACAACCGTATCCCAAGCTGCGATGACATTTACCGAAAGCGCGGCTTCGACTGGTTCTGGAGATATTCTGGTCCAGATAGGAACATTCGGCAGCTCGACGGCAATTCCTCTGGTTGTCTACAACGTTCTGACGGGATCACAAACGCTCCCGGCGCTTGAAATCATTCCTTCGTGGAATACGACTGGAGTGGTTGACGCCGCCCTTCTCATCAATCCTACGAATATTGCATCGGGAACGGGTTCTCTCCTGATCGACGCTCAACTTGGTGGGACTAGCCAATGGAAAGCAGATAAGGCTGGAAACTCAACGCAACTAGGAACTTCTACGGCCATTGGTTTTGTGGGATCAGGAAGCAATGCCTATTTGAACTTGCCATCCAATACATCACATACCAGCGCGGTAATCTCAGGGACTTATACGAGCGGCGGTTCGATCACAGGTACTAACTCACAGACCTGTACGGTCACTTTCACGGCTCCCGCTGGAGGGACTGCCGCAAGTGGAACCGTAGCGTTGACGGGAACGAATACGATTGCCGGGGGAACTTCGCTGACCATCTCAGTGAATGGCTCCAACTACACATCGGCTCCTACCGCGGCGACTCTTGGGAACGGCACGGCGACATGCTCCGGCACGGCGACGGTATCCACAACGCTTGGAACGGGTGTGGGGGATCTCTGGAACAACAATGGAGTCCTAACCTTTGATCCGACGACGGCAGGAACGACCACGCAAGTAGTTCAGGAAACCACCACCGATACCACGACAACGCATGTTCTACATGCAACGGCCACGGGCGGAACTGGAACGTTTAGCGCGATTGCAACGGGCGACCTTCCAGGGTCTGGTTCCACGACGGTAAGCGGACAGACTTGTACGCTTGGATCATCCTGTTCTATTCCTCGTGGCATCTCCTTCAGCATCGGTGATCCGAACGGCTCTGCGCTTTCGACGGGCAGCACTTATACCGATTACGTCACGGTTCCCTTCGCATGCACCATCGCGGCCTATAACCTCCTGGTGGACGCTGGCACAATCACGGTGAAGTTTCTTAAAGTGGCAACGGGGACGGCAATTCCGACTCTTGGATCGAACTCGATCAGCACTAGCGGCGTGTCGATCTCAAGTGGAACGGCGATTCATTCGACAACAGTGACGGACTTTACCACGACGGCGGTGTCAGCCAACGACATTATGGCAATGCAGATCACGGCGGTTTCGACGGCTAAATTCGTAAACGGAGTGCTTCAATGCAATCAGTGAAACTAGCGATACTGGTGCTGCTGTTTTCTGCTTTTTCATTGGCCTCAATTGCGAGGGTGCAGCATACTTCCGTAATAAATCAGAATTGCAGCCCTACATGCACTTTATCCATTTCTAGTACCGGATCGGGGCATCTCCTTGTTCTGGTTTATGCTACAGGATATAGTCCTGGTACCAGTATAAGCAGCGTAACTGGTGGGGGAACATGGGTTGCATCGGGGGCATGTGTCTCACAAGATACTACCGGCGGATCTGGAATAGACATTGCATACGTCCTCAGTTCGTCGTCGGGGACCACATCTCTAAGCATTACTGTTTCCCATAGCGATACACTTGCAGCCTTCGCCTTTGCAGAATACTCTGGTGGAACAGCCAGCCTAGATGGTTCGTGCCAAACAATCAGCAATCAGTCGGCGTCAACACATCCACTAAGCGCCGCGATAACCACCGCTGGCACAAATGATCTGATAGTAACGGGTGTCGAGCAGACTGGGTTTCACTATGGAACCACCACCGTAACAAACCAGCAAGGGACAGGATGGACGACGCCGATAGTTGAACTCAATGGCGTATTAGGATTTGACGATGATCTGAATGTCTCAGCATCAACATACCAGGCCAGCTTTACCGGATCAGGATCTTATACATATTGCTCGTCTACATTTGCCTTCACTTTTTCTAGTGGCTCATCATCAATAAAACACAGAGGGCAGATTCTATGAATCATTCTAATAGAATAGCTTTCTTTCTGGCAGTATCGGCGTTTGGCTTTGGTCAAGCCACCCTTGAGGATTTTCAAAGCACACGTTTTGGATACAGTAGTTCTTATCCGCTATGGAGTGCCTATACTGGACCTGGCGCGGGCGATAACCTCTGCACGACCCAGACGTGGACGATCACGGGGGGATTCGGAGTTGATGCGTTCCCGGCGACATATTGCCCCTACGTGTACTTCAATGCTGGCGCTCCTGGAGGATGGCCGACCAAATATGCGTGGCCAAATGGCTATACGCAGACTTTCATCAAGAGCGGAACCTGGAATGCAAACTTTAATCGCTTTGCGTTCTCAATCACTTGTACCGGAAATAATTGGCCCGTTCAAAACACTAGCGCCTCTGTCGGAACCTTTGTTCGACCCTTTTCGGAAACTGATACCGGGGTACAGGGCCAGCATTATTATCACTATCTTCCAAGTGCGTTCAATTCCGGCCAAACGTACTATTACACACTGAACAGGCATCCGCAGCACCAAAGATCGGGAGGTGGCGGAATAAATTGGCCTAACGACCCAGAATGGGTTGATCCATCCGACTCGTTTGGGCCAGTTCACTATTTTGATGGATGGACTCCGTTTTACATTGTCCCAACAGACTTGCACGCCACCAATGCTGGTCAGTGCTCCTACGGCCCAATGACGTTTAGCCTTAGCACTCAACAGGAGCCCGACGAGGACGTCTCCACTGTCGCAATCAGTTATGACGGGTCCAACTATCACGTGGATTGGGCCGGCCCCAAGAATGTTACGGAAAGTTATACCGTCGTAACGGCCACGGCATCGATGCACGCAAACGGCTTTTCCACCGGAAGCGCATGTGCTGGTGCGGGAACTCCAACCACACCGGGAGACGCTTATACCCCAGTCAATTGGACCTGCGCGAAAGCTCAGGTCCCGACGCTTTATGTTGCGATTAGGCCGAATCCCGTCGTAATCGGAGCTACGGGGAATGGAGTGTCCCCGATCCGTCTCAGCTTTGCCGTTGATCCGATGTGGTCCACGAACGATCAGGTTGTAGTCAGTGGAGTCGCCGGAAATACTGCGGCGAATGGAACCTATCTGGTTACGCCGCATACTTGGCAAATTTGGAATTTTGGTTATACCGGAGGACTTAGCCAGATAGTCGTTTCCGGAGGAACGGGAACTGCGACCACTACTTCGGCGCATAATCTTCAAGCCGGGCAGGTGGTGCAGGTCTACAATTATGAGGACAGCAGCGAGTGGGCCTACGGCTTAACATATAAGATCCTGACTGTACCGAGCGGAACTACGTTCACTTTTTCCACCGGAGAAACAGCCGGAACCTATAACAGTGGCACCGCCCCAAACCTCCAGATATGGGGCCTTCCATCAGTTGATCTCCAGAGCACCACGGGAAACGGGTCTTATACCAGCGGGGGAACCGCTGTTGCGACTTCAAATACGACAAATTTTACCGAAGTCGTGATTGGTTATGCCGCTCCTTCACCTGGAGCCGGATCTTCCATCTTCGGAGCAGTTAAAACCTTCGGTCCCATCCGGATCAATGAGGAACAAAAGTAAATGAGATATCTTATATTCCTTCTTACTTCATCGGCGTTCGCGGCGCAATCCGTGGTTATGAACGGAAGCTACACCGGTTCATTTACTGTTACGAACAGCTTACCTTTCAGTAGTTTGACTTCGATGGTGTGGGATTTTAGATTCACAAATTTCACCTATCCCTTATCCTGTACGATCATCAATCAATACGGCGGACAACTGAGAATCTGCCCGTCCTCTACGTTCGGGAAAACGCTGGTATGGTTCGGCCCGGACACAACTGCTGGAGGCGTACCTGGATTGATCGAACCCCCAAGCGTGGTTATTACGGCCATCAGCGCTACGAATCCGACCGTGCTTACCGTGGCATCTGCGCCATTGACAAACACGATGATTGTTGGATCTTCGGTAGCAATCGGCAACGTAGCCGGAACGGGATGCACCGGAATCAATGGCAACCAGACGATCACCGCCGTCACTACGACGTATCCCTATACGATCACCGTCAGTTACAATTCCACTGGTTGCTCTGGGTACACAGCTTCCAGCGGAAGCGTCTATTCGCGGGAGTTTCTCCTTCGTGTTCACCGAGACTTACTTGCAAATGCAGTTACGATGGAATCTTGGAACGTCGATGGAACAGGATATATAAGTTCTTCGGTCGGCATAACCGCTACGGGAAGTCTTGGTGGACTGCCGACATCGGAGCAGATTGGAGATTCCAACTCCACCTACGCTCTAGCCTATCTACGATGGTATAAGGGAGTTCTATCATCTGGCGCCAAGCCTCCCTGGGGAAGTTCCTGTAATATCACTGGACTAAGTTGTTTAGGAGACTGGGAGTTCGAAGGAAACGGCAATGATTCATCTGGGTACGGTCTGAATGTGACTTTTACGAGTTCAGCATCTTATGTAACAACGCCGATTTACAATCCAGCCTGTCCTAGCCTTCCTCAGTTAACCGTTCTAGCGGGAACTTCCATGAAATTCGATTGGTCTTCTTGCTTTCCTCTGGACGGAGGATCATCGCTAACTTATTCGGCGACTCAGGATACATATACGGCTAATGGAGTAATTGCGCAGGCTCCTGCATGGTCAGGAGCGACTACAGCCACTCCGACCGTGACTGGACTGAAATCATCGTTCGGCAGGTCAATTATTGGGCCTTTCAATGTAATGCTGACAGTAACGGATGGCAGCGCCAATTCAAGCACTTTTCACAATCACAACGGCGTAGTAAATGCGGATGTCTTTGGACACATTCAATATCCTGATTCTCGCTTCGGAACAATTATTGGACCACAGGTCGCCTCCGTCTCTTACGTTACTTGGCCTTGGTACCAGACGATCAGTACGCTATGGGGACAGCGCCTTGGTGGATTCCAAGGAACGATCCAGGCTCCCACTTATGTTTACGTCTTCCAGCCTACTTGGAACACGGCCGTAGCTGCTGCCACAATGACGGCTACGAATGGCTCCGCCACGGTATCATTCTCAGGCTATAATCCGCAGAGTGCTTTGCCGGGATGTACAAACTCTACCGCTCCCTCTGCAAACAGTTATCTCGTCGGATGGTATGCCTTCCCTTCTGCATTTGGTCTTTCCGGAGGCACAACCGGTCGGCGCATTTACCAGATATCGACTTGTCCGTCCACGTCCAGCGTCACGATTGCTCAGAATTGGAGTCCGCCCTCGCAGAGTGGGATGCAGTTTGCCATCATCTATGATTCCACCGTAGGATCGTGGATAAATGGAAGCGCCAACATAAACTACTATGATGATGTGCTGGCATTTTACACTCAGTTCTTTGGTAGCGGAATTGAAGATTATCTTAACTGGGCCAGGTATCTTGCAGACGCATGGTGGGCTTCTCCGTGGATCGACAAGGGCAATCCGAATGATTGCGGATCGAACCTCTCGCTATGTGAAAACTTCGGAGTGTTTCCGCGGTTGATGTCGTTTACGGGGATGTATCTTCGTGCAATCGACCAGGATTTGATTTCTGGGACTCCCGGATCAAGCCCTATGTGGCTTGGTTTGCAAAGCATCGTGGTAGGCGGCGGAGTGGTTTCTGGAAGTACCACAGGAGCACTTGGTTATACGATGAACGCCCGAGTCTCGGGTCCTTACCTGGCGGGCGATATGCGGGAAAATTCTTATAACGATATGTTCGTGGCGTTAGAGACGTGGCTTGATCCTACTCTTTCGATCGGAAATAGATCCACTTGGCTATCAAATCTCTCCGCGGCGCTTTCGTTATGGGGATCTGGGAGACAGTCTGACGGACATTGGCAATCTTTCGCGGGGACGTATAGCAACGTCAATGCAACATGGTCAGATATCAGCAATACCTGGCCTTCGGCTTGTAGCGTCACTGCGACAAATGGAACTACGACAGTTACGCTCGCAAGTTGCGCGAATACTTTTTCGAGCGGTATGTTCACCGATACCTGCTCAGGATCTCCGTGTGCTGAGATATTCATGTTCGGTTCTCCCTACAGTACGAACCAGCGCGATTCTCAGTACTACTTATGTACTTACGTCAATTCAACCACCTGTACGCTCAACACGAATTACTTGGGAACCACCGGAAGCGGAAAGAATTGGGTACTATCTAGCAATTCAACTACAGGAAGTAACGGGGCATGGATAGGTTTCGGAACGCAGCCCTTCACACAGGGCATCAATGGGTGGATGTATTACTTCATGGCCCAAGCCTTTCTCTCTGGATCTGGTTATGGAGCGCCGGCGGCAACTGCTCTAGGTTACGTCTATGATGCCGCAAACTGGATCAGCACGAGCACGCTGACTGGAGCGGGAGGGACAGACCCGGCCACCCGTGGAGCATTATATGGCGTGGGATTTGGAATCTGTACGCCTGGATCATCGACCGGCTCCGATGGTTGTAGATGTGCAAGCCTGAATGCCTCTTGCAGCACCATACAGGCAAGCCGTGAAAACATAGGAGAGGCCCTTGGGGAACTCGCAATTGGATACACAGTAAAGCCCAATGTCGCTCTGGCGTCACAGATCAATAACGTCTACAGTGCGTGTTTTGCTAAGTATCCCGCCAACAGTGGATACGATGGTAGCTACTGTTGGGACTATGATCCAAATGGCCCAGGTGGATCTGGATCATTCTGGCTGACCAACAGCGGCAAATGGTATGGATTCCTAAGTGGAATGGGACGCAACGAACTGTGGCAGGGAGTTTATTTTTCTTCTGGAGGAGTAACTTCCTCTAAAGGTATTGGTATTTCTGGGCAGGTCGTGAAGTAAAAAAGGGGATTTATATACTTGACTCCCCAAAGGGATCAATTCTTCGGAGGGTCAGCCTCCGTTATGTCGAAGTAGTAACTCTTCCCGATTACCAACTGCTCAAGGGCTTTCGGGTTATCAATCTGAAATTCGGCCTGTCCAGACGGTGTTGCCTTCTGGAATCCAGCGTCCTCTTCGCAGATTTTCGGGTCATACTGGCAGGAGAAAATAGCCTTGAATCCTCCCCACGTCTGCCCGAACACTCCCTGCAGGGTCATCTTTGCTCGAATCGCCATAAATTCACTCTCCTTTCGCCCCTTGGGGAGTCAAGTATATAAATCCCTAAAAAAGGTGCGACGTTTCCTGAGTCAGCGACCCGGAGGCTTTCGCGCCGCACCCACAGACGTTAGATCCCGTCCGGGATCGCGCCCACCAGCACCGTGGCTTTGCTGATCAACTCCGCGAGCGTC